TGTAGCGCTCAGAGTATCCATCTGACGCTTAATTGCTACCAGAGTTTGATCTAGCGGTTTTAACTTTCCACTGGTATCCAGAACCTGGGAGCCAAGTACGCTCATTGCGTCAATCATTTTCTGGCTGCCACGGATCAGATTCTGCATCTCGCTATCGCCGCCGCCAGCAGCAATCTGGAGCCTATTCAAGCCGGTTGATAGAGATGTACCTGCCCGGCTTGCGCGCACGCCAGCATCGGCGAATAGTGCAATCAATGCCGCAGTATCTTCGACGCTTACATTTAGCTTGCTTGCGGTGCCAGCCGCATAGCTCATCGCCTCGCCCACGTCCAACACTGTCTGATTGGCGCTGTTGGCGGACTTCACCAGAACGTCAACAATGCCGCTGGTCTGGCTGGCGTCAACCTGGAAGGTCTTCAGCACCGTGCCGACGATGCCGCCCATGTCCGCAAACGCCGTATCGCTCGCCTCAGCGCCCAGCACGATGCCCCGCAAGGCCTTTGTGGTCTGATCGGCACTGAATCCCGCCCGGCTCAGTGACGTGGCCAGCGCTGCCACTTCCGTGGGTGTGCCGGCTGCGACGGCTGCCACGGCCTCAATCTCCTTGCGCAGCACGCCGAACGAGCCGGCGCCGCCCTCGATTGCCGCAGCCTTGCGCAGCTCGGCATCGAACCGGCCCGCCTGCATCGTGATCTGCTGCAGCCCGCGGCCGATACCTGCCGCTGCCAAGCCCGTGGCGAGCTGCTGGCCCAGAGACTTGCCGGCAGCGGTGGCGGTCCCATCCAAGCCCTGCAGCTTGGCTTGCAGCCGCTGGATTTCGGCGCCGTACTGCCTGAACTGAATACCGCCGATCTTCGCCTGTTCCTGCAGCCCGCGCAATGCCGCAACGCTGGTTCTGATCCCGGCAATGGTCCCGTCATTGGCGCGGGCGAGCTGCAGCGTTGCGGTGCGCAGCGCTGTTTTGTCCCGCTTGGTTACCTGCGCGGCCTGGCCCAGCTCCTGCAGCGAGCGCTTCACCCGATCGATATTCCCGCCGCCCTTCACCTCGGCCGACAGCCGGATGGCGGTATCCAGGCTCATCCGGGCCATGTGTTATCCGATCGCCAGTCCTGGGGTCAGGCTATGGAGGGCGGGCAGAGGGGTGCCTGGCGGATGGCGGGCACCGATGCTGGATCACGGCTCTTCCTTAATGCACCTCTCTCTTTGCCCTGTTAGGTAAAGATAGTCATAATCCTCACTTGGTTGCTCTTCCTCCATCGACATAAAAACAATACCTCTACCTTGTTCCCATTCATCCACTGCCTTAATGTATAAGTTTAAAGAATCCCTGAGAACTTCGGCTTTACTTCGGTTAGTTTTTTCTGCAAGATCATTTAATGCTTTAATATAAACGTCATCAGTGCGAAAGGAAACAGAGTACGAGTTCAACTTTTCTTTGTCTTGACTTTTGAACAATTTGCGAATGGACTGGATCATTGGTTCTCCTCTTTGCTTTTATTCAAAAGATAATTCATCTCTTCCTGGTCTTTCTTCATCCGAGTTTCTAGCAGCCTCAGGCGAGGCTCAATGTCTTGCGGGAATCGCACTTGACCATCCCAGTGGGGAGAGGCGCTGTTGCGCTGACCTTGGAGGCGTTGGCGGGCTTTTGCCTGGGATCTGCTGAACGCCTCTGTTTTGTGAAAGAAAAGCGCACACATAGCAGCAACACCTAGCGAGCACAGTATTAATCCAGCTCGCGGCGTGGCCCTGATAACAGCTACGCTAGAAATAAAAGCAAACAAGAAAGTACAGTAAAACACTAGATAGTGCCTATCAATAAAATCATACAGCTTGTCTTTCATTGGCTTTCCTCGGGTGACGTAGCAGTTTTACCCAGCACGAACGGCATCAGCCATTCGATTACGCCTTCTTGGCATAGGGCCTCGAAGAATGCTGGGTTGTTTTCGATGGAGGATTTGAGTTCTGGGGTGCAGAACACAAACTCGGTTTTACCTTTTACGCATGCTTCGGCGCCAGCTTTGACTATTTCTATCCCTCCATCAAGTGCATCGAGCCAGTCCTCTATGTCTAACAGTGCTGCAGCCCGCTCCAAGTCTTTCTTGCATTTATTAGAAAGACCAATTTTATGCGGAAACTTATCTTCAGCCATCACTTCCCTCCGACGGCACAGCCCAAGTGCCACGCGCAGAACGCTTGAATCCCCGGCGCTCTGCAATCTTGTCGTGGGCCTTGAAAAACCGCCGACGCCAGAGCGGCTTGCCGTCGCAGTCCAGGGCAACGTCAACGCTGCCGAGAGGTAGCAACGGGCGGCAGTGATCGCAGAACTCCTCAGTTTTGTAAGAAGCGCGGCCCTTTGTAAAGCCCGAGAATTCCAGGTAGATCGCGTCAACTAGGGCGTGATAGGGAATTTTGCGATCCGTAACCGGCACAGCTGGTGCAGCCGGCTCGGGCGCCTGCAGCGCCTCCACCTTGAGTTTAATGGCAGCAGTGAGCATCTCCAGCGCGGCCAGGTCGGCCGCTAGGGAGTCGAGAAGATGGGTTGTCATGGCGAGTGGTTGGAACGGCGCACGGCTGGCGCACCTGCCCCACACCCTACCGCACCGGAACCCATTTCGCACCCCTCACCCCCGCGCCGCCCCCAGATACTCCCGCTCCAGCAGCCGCAGATCCTCCAGCAGCCACACCCGGTCGGAGCGCTTCACGCCCTCATCCTTGGCGCATTGGATGAACACCCCGTAATCGAGGCCTACGGGGCCATTCATCCCCACCCGCCACTGGGTCTGCATCTTCAGGAACCACGCCAGCGCTTCGCAGTTTTCCGGCAGGATCCCGAACGTCTCGGGCCGCTGCTCTGCCTCGGGCACCGCCAGGCCGAACACGGCAGCAGCGTCGGCCGCATCCTTGCCGTCGTCAGCATCACCTTTCGCGGCGCCAGCGAGGAACAGCGCCGCGTCTACGAGTTTTTTGCGCGGAACCCTCCTTGCTTGGCGGCGGACTTGGCAGGCTCGCCGGCGGCGCTGGGCTTGCCGATACTGGCGACCCAGGCATTGAAGATCGCCGACGCAGCGCCCTGCATCCGCAGCATCTTGGCCTTGGCAGCATCGGTGAACTCGACAGGCTCGCCAGCCTCGTCCACCACCTCTTCACCCCAGCCGCAGAGCACCTCGGCGGCCAGATCCTCATAGGTGCACGGCAGCGGCTCAGTGAGCACCTCCAGGTCATTGCTGCCCCGGTAGCTCTGCAGCGCCTCGTAGCGCTTGATGGTGGCCACGATCAGCGCATTGTGCTGCTCGTTGAGATCGTCGCAATCCTCCTGGTCCAGCACCCGGAAATGGGCGGTGAAGGTGTAGGCCTTCTTTAGGCCCGCCTTCACCGGCAGATCAACCGATACCGGCCACTCGATGTGGTCCGGCTCGTAGAGATGGAACATGGCGAATCAGAAGAAAACGAGGCGGGTTTCGTCGTTGCCGGCTGCGGATTTGGGCAGCGCGGTAAATGGGATCTGCAGCATGCTGACCCCGTCAGAATCAGGGAACGAGAGGTCGCCGCTGATCGCCGCTCGGGGGCAGAAGAAGATGGAGCTTTCGGTAGCCGTCGTGCCCTGCTGCACAACGAACGGGCCATCGCTGGCGCCGCTGTTGTCAGCTGCAGCGGTGAAGAAGTTCTTCGTCGCCACAGGCGGGTTCTCGATCGTGATTGTGCCGTTCGGGTTGGGGCGGTCGGTGATGCGGGCGTGAGGTTCGCAGCCGATCAGCGAGCGGAACACGGTTGACACGCCCCAGTCGAAGGTGAAGCCTTCGGAGCAGGGATCGAAGCCTTGGAACCGGATTGCCTTGGTGTGGGTCGGGGTGACGGGCACCGGCTCGGCTTGGTTGCTGTAGACGAATCCTTCAGCGCTCTTTGCGGTGGGGGTGGTGTAGCGGCCGACGCCGGTGATGGTGAAGGTGCCGTAACCGTTCAGGGTGCTGTTGAGGGCCGGGCTGCCACGGAATCCTTCGATCCGGTGAACGTTGACGCCGTCCTTGACCGCCACGATGGTGCAGCTGCTGCCGTTGCCAAAGGTGCTGATCGGCTGCAGCAGGGACAGCGCGGGGATTTTATAGCCCACTGCGCCGCCGGTGAACGATGCGGCGGAAGGAACCACCGTCACCTGCCGGCTGGCCCCGTCGTGCGCCACGATCACGCCCTTGTGGCCCGTGTTGGCGCCGCTGGTGATCTCGATTGGCAGCCCCAGGTAGGCGTCGCTTGCGGGGTTGCTGCCGCCCAGGTCCGCCAGGGTGAGGGTGTTGGCGCCGCCTGCGGTGGCTGTGCCGGTCAGCTCGGCGAATGCCGAGACGTTCATCCCGGCTGCCTGCAGCAGTGGCGTAAACCGAGGGGCGGTGGCGGCGACGCCAGAGCCGCCCCACTCGAATGTCACCGTGACGGCGACGTGCTCGTTGGTGAGCGGCTGGCGATCGGCGCCGAGGAAGCCCTTGATCAGGTTCCGCTCGACTCGGGGGCCGGTGATCGGGTTGATCTCCAGCGACACGATCTTCACCGCGTCGGTGTTGGCGATCGAGCTGGCCAGGGTGCCGTAACTGGTTTCGGCCTTCACCAGCGCGAACGTGTTACGAATCAGGAGTGCCATCAGTCTTTCGCCTTGCTGGGTTGAGCGGGCTTGGCGGGCTCAGGCTTGGGCGCCTCAGCAGCGGGCACCATCTGGCCGCTGGGGAGCATCACGTACTCGCCAGACAGGCCGTGGTGCTCATAGTGTTGGTCGGCCGCCATGGTTGGGGGTGAGCTTCCGTAAGATCAGCCTATGGAGCCGCGTTGATCGCGTCGTCGCGGGTCCGGTAGCGGATCAGGAAACGGTGCTGCATCCAGCCGGCAGTGGCGTCGGCCTGTTCGTACTCCGGCCGCCAGCCATCGGGCTGCACGTCATGGGCCAGGCCGCCAAGGGTGCGATCGCTCATCATGCGGGCGTGCACGTCTACGCCGATAGGGTCGGCCAGCTGGTCGGGCACGTCGCCGCGAACGTAGATCTCGATTAGCACCGGCAGCGCCTGATCGAGCCGGCCCAGGCTGGCGCCGGTGGTGCGCGGGGCGTTGACTGGGTTGTCCTCGCCGGGGCTGACGATCAGCGCCGGGGCCTCCGACCTGGAGAGCGCCTGCACCCGGCTGCGGTAGATCCTGATGCCGACCTGCACCGTGCCGGGGAGGGTGACGGTGGCGATGTGGTTCAGGATCTGCTCTCGGAGGCTGGGGGTGGTCATGGGGTGGGGTGGGGCGGAGTAGTCGGGGACACTACGAGGTGCGGTTTGGCCTCTCGATTTCTTCAGGCTTGAGTGGCGTTCTGAGCCATGCCTTGAACTCTCGGTCCAGTTCTGCAAGGTCGCAGGCTGGGCCGATGCTGAACGCCAGCAGCGTTTCGGGTGGGCACTGGGCCAGAGTGTTCTGAGTGGTGGTAAGTGTGTTCATTGCGTTACGGTATCGCCGCCGCGATGGCGTTGATCAGAGCGGTCACGCGGGCGTCGAGCAGGGCGAGATCGAGGGATCCGCCGATGCTGTAGAAGGCGATGCGGGCGTTGGAATCATTGCCTCCAGTGTTATCGGAGAAGATAAAATAATTCCCTGTAGACACTCCAGTACTAGCAGTGGATTGAGTGCCCGAATTGCTACCATCTCGCCATGAGTAACTAGCCGATGAAGCCCTAGAGACTCCCAAGAGAACAGGAACAGCAGTATTAGATGAGTGCGAATTAAGGACTGAAGCTTGAACTCTAGCCCGAAAACCTGTTGTGTTACCCACTATCGCAAAAGTGGCTGTCGCTGGAGCTGCAGGAAATGTCGTGCCCGATAAATATCGGCCTGTCGCAATATCTCTAGTACTTACATAAACCGCGCCATGAACGTTATCTTGTTCATCACTCGAACACAACCTATTGCTATTTAAATATTTTGTATTTCCATCCCCCATTAGTCCTGTCTTTCGGTTGTAATCCCCCGCCACAAAGCCAAAGTTTGTCGGCGCCGCCCCCACCAACGGCACCAGCGCACCGGCCAGTGTGCGGGCACCGGCCATGATGCAACTGGCCTTGATAGCGCTCCAGATCCCATCAGCTTTGCACCCCACCACAAACGCATTGATTGCATCGCGCACTGCGGTTTCCAGTGCCTGGCCATCGGCGGTCTCCACGGCGGTGATGTAGGCCTGTGCGTCGGGGTCGTAGGCACTCACCCTCCGTCTCTGAACAATCAGCATCCGATTCCCTCCTGCATAAGGCCCCCTGCGCCACTCATGCTGGCAGCTCATTGATCCATCCAGCAGAGAGGTCAAACGGCTGGCCTGCCTCGATCTGCTGGCGCAGTTCTTTCGCCCGCTCTATGTTGCCGTAGCCCGCCTCGACCAGCGCCTGATGCCGCTGCAGCAGGTCGATCATGGTGGCCGTTGCCGTGCCCTCCTGATCGCGCCGGATGGCCTCAGCCAGCAGCACGGCCAGCATTGGATCTTCGTTGCTCGGATACAGCCTGGCGTTAGCCTGCAGCCTCGCGGCCTCCACCTGATTGAGCAGCTCCTCCTCTGGCCGGCGGAGTACCTCCAACGTCTCTTCCCATGTCCCAGCAGGGCCGCCGGGCTTCGGGTTGGGGTAGTCCACAGGACCCCAGCTGGCCACCTCGTAGAAAATCTGAGAGTCGTACTCGCGCACCTGAGGTTCGCGCCTCAGGTAGAACTTGATCTGGGTGCCGTCGTAGGGCAGACCGAAAAGGTTGGGCCACCTGGCGCCGGCTGGGTTGGTGGGTACATCGCTCCTCATCGGCACAAACAGATCGACGCTTTGGCCCTCGCGCGGGCCTTGCTCGTCGTAGTACCGAATGCCGGTGTCGAGATTGGTCTTGATGGTGTCAGTCATGGTTAGACAGCAGAACGGGTAAACAGAAATTGAGCGAAGAGGCCTTGGGCGCCAGTGCCCACGCCGATCAGATCGACGCCGATCCGATCACCAGCGGTGAATGTTGCGCCGGTGATGTTGGCCGACACGTCAACCAGGCTGGCGCCTGATGCCAGCGTGGCGTTGCCCGTCAGCACGCTCGTCTTCACGCCCGCCGCCGTTCGGCGGTAGGCGTTGAACGTCGTGCTGCTGCTGCCGGTGGTGTCGATGTGAGAGCCAAACCGCACGGCCGTCAGAGTGAAGTTGCCAGACGGTACTGGCACCGGCACCTCGGCATAGTTGGTGCCAGCCGTTGCGGTCTCGCCACGGTTGCTGAGCACCAGTATTAGGCCGTCGCCGAGAGGCCCTAGGTCGGCGTATGTGCTAGGAATCGACGGCAATCCAGACAGGCTGCCATAAGCGATCTGTGCCCCATCGCCGCCGTTGTGGTCGTGGCTGTTGCCGTTCGTGACGCCTTGCGCTGCGGGGGCGAAGTCCGTGCTGGCTGCTGCTGCTGCCGTGCCCAGGGTGGGCAACCCGCTCAGGTCCGCATAGGCCCCAGTGAATCCCACCCGGGCCATCGCCGCGCCAGTGTTCACCAGGATGGTCCCGGTGTTGACGTTCACCCTCACTACGCTGCCGACCTGTTGCACCTCGCCAGATGCCGGGATCGTCGCCACCAGGGCGCCGCCAGCGCCGACATAGAGATGATCGCCCAGCTGATAACTGTTGGTATTGAAAGGCCTCAGCTCGCCCAG